ATTTATCTAATGTATATGAAGGTGAAGACAATACTGATCTCACAGGCGAACTAGCTTGTGCTGGAGGTAGTTGCGAAATAACTTAACTAATAACTATAAATAATAAAAGGGAGGTCTTTCGGCCTCCCTTTTTTGGTTACAGGACTTTGGGTATGGTGCCCATTTTTTTACGTCCTACAAAGTTCTTGATGAAACTTTCTTTTTAACTTTTGTTCTTCTTCTTTTAATACCTGTTCTAGATTTATAACCTCCTCTTTTGCTACTTTTCTTTTTCTTTTTAACAGGAGCTTTATCTTCTAATTGCCACGTCGGCCAACCAAGTAGATTAGCTACGCGTTGCCATGTTTCAGTGTCTTCAGCTAATGCGTGCTCTATATTATCTAACTTTAAATATAATCTATCTAACGGAACATTTGTAGTTGCAGTAAACACTTTAGCAAAAGCTTCATAAGCAGGATTATCTAAGCTAAATCCTTTGTCAATCATTTCTTGTCTACGTTTTTTACTATCAAACATCCACGCAGCTTGTCTTATCTTAGATATCTTAGAACTAATAGGTGGTGAAAACTGTAACAACTTATATACTGAATCAACATACTCTGGTCTAGACCTTCCTGATCTTTCGTATATATCAAGTAAAAAGTTTTTAGCTACAGACACTGCTGAACCAGCTATACCTAATCCACGCAATATTGAGTCAGCCATACCATTAGCTGTGTCCATATATTTCTTTTCTTTCTTTTCATCATCTTCATCATCACCAAATCCTAATGCAAATACTGCTTGTTGTAAAGCATTAAATATCATATTTTGTACAAACGTATAATATATTATTTTACTAATGTTAGATTTAGCATCTCCTCTACCAGCTATTAGATCTTGATAAGCTCTTTTAGTTAATCTACCATACTGCATAGGTGTATTAGCAAATGCAAGTAATACCCTACCTAAATCACTAGCTTGCTGTTGTGATATTTTATCTGGTCTACTAGACTGTTGAGATACCTCAGCGATCTCTCTAAAATCTTGCATTGCTTTAGATTCAGCCTCTGTTTGTGATAAACCTTGTTTTAAATAAGTATTTATTCTGTTTCTATAAAACGTAGCGCCACCTGATGCAATAGCAAAACTATCTGCAAATTGTGTAGGTAAATAACCTTTTCTAAGTATATAACTTATAGCAGCTTTACCTTTGTTTTTAGCTGTCTTAGCAAGATCTGCTATTTCGTTTTCATTTATGTTTAGTCTTAATCCTGATCTTCTATCTCTAAGAAACTCTGAGTTCATTAAAGTTTTAAAATCAGACCAATATTGTTTTTGATTAGCAAATGCTTTACCAGCTTTTAATGGGTTGTTATCGCTCCAGTTTATAAAGTTAATAGATGATATAGTTTGTAGTACAGCTGATCTCATATTAAAAAACATGATCGCACCAATACTACCATTAATGTAGTTTAATACTTTGTCACTTAACCTGTTACCACCACTTATTCTATTTTTACCTGTCTTTATTCTACGAAGCATGTTAGTTATAGCTTCTCTATACTTGCTACCAAATATTGCTTCAAGCTTATTTAAATTTTCTTTACTAAATATTATATTAGCATTATTATTAAACTCTTCCATATATTTTGATCTCTTAGTAGTATTCAAAATATCTAGTAAGTCTGTTTGTATAGTACCTGCAAACCAATCAGCGTTAGGCTTTGACCAACCATCACCTTTAGTTATATTAATAAGTTGTTGAGCAAAAGTTTTTAGTTGATCTCTTGAATCTACATACTCAATAGCTTTATTAAGTTCTGATTTACTTACGCCTGGAATATCAACTCCAAGTGAGTTCCATATATACATACGTATAGTTTGCTCAGTAGTAAATCCTGTTTCGTTTTCTTTAGTAATATTTTTAGGTACATTTAAAACTTTTTTAAGAGCTTTAAAGTCTTCCATCATTTGAAGTCTTGAGGCTGATATACCAGCATTAGCTCTAGCTAAAGGATCAAACAACATCTCTTTGAAGAACTGCATATCAGCATTACCTTTCTTACCTTTGCCTAATAATGGATATACTAAACCAGTTAGATCTTCGGCAGAATAAGGTATCCAAAATTTAAACTTATCGTTTTTCTGCCCAGCTAGTTTAGCTCTTACATCTGAAAAAACAACATCTGATTTAATACCTTTATTCTGTTGTATTATGTCGTTAAACTTTTGATTAACATCTACTACACTTCTAAATCCTTGATCTGCTTTTGCTTGTTGTACTCTACCTTTAACGTCTAATACTTCAAAAGCTTTTTTAACAGCATTAACATTAGCAAATGCATCATCAGCAAAATAAAAGTCATTGTAACCTTCAGCATATTTACTTATCATCCATTGTGCTTTAGCTGCACCTGTTGAATCACCTAATCCTACTATATTACTTTTCTTAAATTCAAGTCCTTGTGATTTTAAAAATTCATATATAGCTGTTTGTGCTTCAGGTGCTCTAGCTGTTAACACGTAAAGATCTTCATTACCTCTAGCTGCTTTTATCTTTTTAGCAAGCTCAAATAAAGGACCACGCCCACCATCTCTAACTGTATTAAAATCTGTAAAGTCAAACTTATACCCTTCGCTTAATAATCTCTCACCATCTTTAGCAAACTCTTCTGCGTTTAATTCTAAACGCTCATCACCTCTAGTTGCAAATACTAAGTTATTACTTGTAGCTAATGTATCGTCAAAATCAAACACTCTAATCTTTTTAACAGGTTGATTTATTTTATTTCCGTTAACTAGTGATTGATCCATTTTTTCAAATTGATCTATCAACTCTTCATTAGTTACATTTTTTGTTGTAGCAACTTTACTAGCAAAGCCTAATTCTTTATCTGCTTTTAACGCAGCTTGTTCTTCTTGATAAGCTTGCCTTAAATCTTTACCTTTTACTTCTTTTTTAAACGATGTTACTTCTCCTTTGCTATTTAACACAGGCGTGTACACTGTCATTTCAAATGGGAACTTACCGTAAGTAGTAGGATTATAATACCTATCAAACCTACTTGTAGAGTTCATAGGTATAGTATCTTTATACCTAATATTAATAGCTTTATCCATTAATTCAGGTATAACACTAACAGATGTATCTGCAAACTTTTCTTTTAACTGAGCTTCATTTATAGTACCATTAACAAATTGAGCCATATATACTTGCATAACTCTTACAGGTGGGTTATGTTCAAACCTATAATCTTTAGGATTTTTACTATCACTTAAAGCTATACTATCCATAAAATATGCTGATCTTAAAATAGCAGTCATATCTCCAGTGGAATTAACGAAAAACATACCTATATCATTTATATTAATATCAGATTTAGTATTTTTTTCTTTATCTTTATACCACTTTAATAATCTTATTATAGCGTTTTGATTACCAATAGCATCATTATAACTTGTTTTTAAAGTTGCATTACTTAATTTACCTGTTTCTAAAAACTCGTCTAAATATTTTTTAGTAGCAACAATCGATTGAGGAGCTCTATTTATTTTTATTAAATTACCATCATAAGTAAAACCACCACGCACTGGTTTTAATTTATTCTCTGTATCTAAAGGTTTTAAAAGTACATTATAAAATTCTGTTCTATTATTAAATATACCATTTCTAATACCTGGTCCTTTAGTAGTTTTCTTTCCTTCTACTAATATACCATCTTTATTCCATACATGATTTGGTAATCCACCAATTTTAGCCGAACCAGTAAATGTAGTTTCAAAATGAGTAATTACATATTTAAAAAACTCTAAATCACTATTAAAGTCTTTTCTTAAATCTCTAAAATATTCTTTTAAAGAACTAACATAAGAGGTTATTTGTTTAGTACTTCTCCAATCTAAACCATCTTTGTTAATACCTAATAGATCTCTTACTAGTTCTCTACTAGTTTGCTCAGCAAAAGCTGTGTGCAGGTATTCATTTAACTTAGTCTTGTTAAACTTTTTAGACTTATATAAAGTTTTAGGAAATTGATCTACTATAGTATTCCAATCTTCTTTAATAGTTTTTCTTGTGTTATTATCTACTATTTTATCTTTAACTTTTTTAGTTAAAAAGTCGTTAGGAAGTGCTGTATCAAAAGCTGAATTAACACTTTCTCCAGCAGTAATTAATTCTATAAAGTAAGGGATGTTAGCTAAGTATGTTTCTTTTTGACCTTCATTTAGCTTACCAAAAGTTTTACCTAAATTTTCTACTGTCAATTTACTAAAAAATCCTGATGGTATTCCATCTGATAATGATCTTAACGCATCAGCTTTATCACCGTCTGCTATATACTGTTCTCTTATTTCTTGACTAGATATTACTTGATCTAAGTTTCTTACAAATCCTTTTAGTATATCACTAACACCACCTTGACTAGCTGGTACTTTTTGATTCCACTTAGCTCTATCATTACCTATAATTCCAAATGTTTCTTTAAAGTCAGTATTGCTTATATTAGGTTTTTTAATTTGTACTTTTAAACCTGGCCCTGTTTTAGATCTTACACTACGTTTGTTATAAAACTTTTCTAACAACTTATTAACTACACCTGTAGCTTTAAATTCGCTTGTATATCCTTCAATTAAAGAACCTTTAGCCATGTCTACGTTAGAGTTTATGAAGTTCTGTATAGCTAACATTTCTGGTTTATTAAGATCAGAATTTTTTTCTAATTTCCTAAACATAGAATCTGCAAGATCTTTATTATCTCTAGATATCATGTCAACTACTTCACGTAAAGCAAAACCTTTTAATTGCTTTAAGGTTTTACCCTTCATGTTTTGTTGTTTAGCCTTAGATCTAATAGCTTTTACTACTTTATCTACATTATATACACCTGGTGTTTTTTCTCTAACTTTAACTCCTTTTCTTTCATCTTGTCTTATTTCTCTATCAGTTCTAGTATCTCTAGGAGAAGTCTCATCAGCTACTAATTGTTTTGCTTTATCTGAATCTGTACTTGTTGTTTTAGCTTTATCACCTATTTGTTGCTCATAAAAATCAACAGCTCTAAAAGGTAATACATTATTTAAATAGGTTGAAAACTCTAATTCTCTAGTAGGATCGTAGTTTTTCATTATACTAGGAAACTCTTTATTTAAAAAGCTTATAGCTTCAGATTCTGCAATATCACCTTTAGCTTGATCAAAGCCCATAGCTTTTTTACCTAGCTTATGATATTGTTGTATAAAATCAATTGTACCTTCATTGGTTATTGTACCATCTTTATATTGTGCGGCTAAGTCAGTAGCTGCTACATTTGAAACTTTACTAGCTAAACCTACAGCTGGTGTATCTATACCTTGATCTACTATAGCTGCTACATCACCAGTGAAAGTATCTTGTTGACCTCTAGCTATACGCCTAGACTGTTGACCATAACTCTTTAAAAATCTATATACAGATCTACCATTAGCAAAGTTTGCTTGTCTAAAACCTAGTGGTTTAAATAACTTGTCAGCTAAAAAGTTACCCATTTTTACTGCAGTACCTTCAGCATATTTTATATCATCATTGACAATACCTTCTACAAAAGCATTAAACCATTCTTCAGACGTAGCATTTTCTGGGTTTGTTCCATAAGCTTCTATACGTTGTGCTACCACATCAAATTCTTTTGATGACAATCTACTTTTAAAGTCATCTACTAAATCAGCTTTTTGTTCTGCTGTTAAACCTAAAGCTTTTATTTGTTTACCAGTTACACCATGAAGTAACTCGTGAGAGCTTACACCTATTTGCCTTAGATCTCTAGCAACTTTATCATTAATATAAATAGTACCATCAATATCGTTATAACCTGGTGTTCCTGAAAGATCTTCTGTAATACCTATATCTTTCATAGCTTGATTAAAATCAGCAGGATCTGTTAATAAAACAAAACCTTTGTCTGACATTTCAGCTCGTCTAGCAGTTTCAGCTAATCCTCTTTCATATGCTACTTCAAAGTTTTCATTAACACTAATCTCTTCTAGCACTTCGTTAATAGCTGATATCTCTTCTCTTTGTCTTTTAACTAATGCTTTGTCAGTGGCTTTATCTATTTGCTTTTGTAGTTTTTGTTTTTGCTCTATTAGTTTATAAGCTTGTTTTTCACCTTTAGTAGTTAGACCCATATTATCAACTTCTCTAAGCATGCCACCCATATTTCTATATTCTCTTAATAGTAGATCTGCCTTTTCTTTTGTTAATTCATTATCAGGATCTAGTACAGCTAACATTTCTTTATCGCTAGTAAGCTTTTGCCATTTAGGATCAAGTAAATATCTTTTCCATAAAGTAAACTGTTGATCACTAATCATATCCATAGTACCACTTCTAGACGCATTAGCACCGCCAGCTATAACACCAAATGGACCACCAGCCATAACACCTAAAGTAGTGGCTTGCATTATTTTACTAACAGCATCTTCTAAACTTATTTCTTCCCACAACTTACCGTTAGCCTCTGTATTTTCTCTCCATATCTCAGTTATACCCATTTGCGCAGCTTCTTGTATACCTTCAGTAAGCCCTTCAATACCTGCCATGGTAGCTGCTGTACCTAAACCTTCTCTGCTTAAAGCTTTATTACCAAAATCTTGAAGTACGTCTAATGCTGTTCTTTTAACAACTGCACTACCAACAGCTTTACCAGCTGTTCTTCTTAATGTTTCTTTTAATACAGCATTACGCAGTGTTTTTCCTCCGTATTGCTTTATTAAATTAGTTAAACCTGCTTTAACAGGTGCTGCTATAAACCTACCAGCTGGTCCTACTACACCTTCAATTGTTCCAATAACAGTTCCAATAGTTGATTGATACGCTGCTTTTTCTCGTGGTGTCATATCAGCAAAATCTTCACTTTGCATTTCTTGAGCTTCAAATCCAGCTACCATACCACCCATCATACTACCAAATGCTACTCTTTGTAAAATTGGACCAGCAACAGGAATAGCCGCTAGCGGAAGAGTTGTAATTTGACCAATAACCATTTCAGTTATAGATTTATAAGCAGCGCCAGCCATACTGTTATTAAAAGCTTTTTCATATTCATTACTTACGTCAACGTCTTTTGTGAACTTATCGTAAATAACCATTTTAGCTTCTCTATCTAATAATTGTTTTAACTTTTCTTCATCACCATTAGCAATGTCTTCAATATCTCCTTGACGAAAAGCAAGAGCTATTTGATTGTAGAAAGTACCTAATGAATCATATACACCACCAGCAAATTTAGTTGTCATTATACCAAAGTCACCTCTACCTTCTTCAACTAAAGTTTGTTTAGCAGCTACTAAGTTTAAATCTGCTACAGCTGGTTTAACTTCAGATCTATATCTATCTTGTAATGCTTGTCCTTCTATTTTTAAAGACTGTTGTAATGCATTTAATTCGTTTTGTTTTTCTATTATTTCATCAGGCCCAAGGCTGCCAGCATCTATTTGAGCTTGTAATGCTGCTACCTTGTTAGTATAATCGTTTATTTTTGCCTCATTAAGTGCAAACTCTTTGTTTAATTTTACTATATCATTTTCAACTCTTTGAGTTTCTTGCTTTACTAAATCTTCGTCATAAATATTTCTCCACTCTGAAGCCTTATCTTCGTCTACTTTGTCTATCTCATCAGCCCACCAGTTTTCATACCACTTTTGATCTTGTTCTTCTGTAACTCTTTTCATGTTTTCTAAAGCTTCACCATCTAATGATGCCATAGCTTTAACCATGTCTTGGTAATTAGGTGCTTTATATTCTTCTTTGTTTTGTTCTAAAAAACTTTTTAATTTTTGAGCTTGCTCTATATCTCCATCATCAGTCCAATTATCTAGCTTTATTTTTATTTTATTTCCATTGCCAGCAGTAACTATCATGTCGTCAGTAAAATAACTTAAACCTGACTTATCTTTATCAAATTTAAATCCATAACCTTTGAACATGCTTCTTAAATCATCTACTACTTTTTCTTCTTGTCCTATTAATACGCCACCTAGTTTACCATCAAGTACATGTGTAGGCATAACACCTTCTTCTACTTTTGAAACAGCATTACTAACATCAGTTTTATATTGGTTTCTTTTTCTAGCTTTTTCTTGAGAACTTTCTAACCCACTACCAAATACATTATAGTCATCATAAGCGCTTGTTTCTATATCAGCAGTATCTGATCCTACTTCATATTCAATTTCATCTTGAACTATTTTATTTTTAAAAGCATTAAAATCTTTTGGTCCTTCATAACCTTTAGGAAAAGTATAATCAGCCATTATGATTTGTTTACCTTCATCACTTATGTTGTCCCAATTACCTTCTTTACCAAACGCAAAGTCTTGCTCACTTAACTTACTTCTTTTATCTATATCTAATCCTCTGAAGCTTTCAACTAAAGCTACACGTTCAGGATCGTATTTGTCTAGTACACCTTTAACGTTGTTGTTTGCTTCTAGAGTTGTAGTCGTTTCTGTTTCTATAGGATCTATTGTAGTATCTACAGTTAATGATTCAGTAACAGGTTCACCTTCAGTTTCTTTTTCTTCAATTAACCTAGCATCTGGGTATTGCTCCATGAATGTTGGTAAGTCTTGCTCACTAACAGTCCACTCATAACCCGTTGAATCCATTAATACGTATTCTGGCATATTATAATGTTTATTTAACTTCTACGTATTTACCATCTTTAAATTGGTAAACTTTACCTTTATCTTTAGGATCACCTTGTCCAGTGTTTATATAGTATTCACCTTCTACTGCAGTGTCTTTAGTAGCTATACCTTGTACAGGATTAGCTTTTGTTCCTCTTGCATTTGGATCAAACGCTCCGCCTTGTCCAGACCTAGCGCCTGTGTATGTTGGATTTTTATATCTTTTACCCTCATATTCAAAGTATTCTTTATTAGCAGGAGGCTTTTCTTCTATTGCATCATAAGCTTGTTGAGCCTCTGCTTTTACTCTTCTTTCTCTTTCAGTTATCCTTGTGTCGAATATTCTTTGATCTTCAGCTGATATACCATGAACTTTAGTCAATGCTTTCTTAATACCTGATGCTGTATTTAATCCTGAAACTACATTACCATCTTCATCAATTATAGTTTCACCTGGTTTCATCTTTAATTTCTTAGCAGCGGCGTCTATAATTTTAGCTTTTTCATCTGCATCTGCTTTAGAATACTTGTCATATGTATCATCATCTAAAGAGTCTACTATGTACATGTCATCTACAACTGTGTATGTACCATCTATAGGGTTAACTTCAGTTAAAGCAACTGCTATTTTATCAAAATCACCTACTAAATTGCTAGATTGTGCAATATAATCTTCATATATAGCTTGTTTAGCATCAAATCTTTGATCTGCTCTACTAGGAGGTTTACTAGTTTTTTTACTGCTACTTCCTGGTGGTTTATATTTTGTACTTTTAACAAGCATTTTAACACCATCAGGAGCTGCGTTTTCTTCTAATGCTTTATTAGCTAAAAACATAGCAGCTTCTTTTCTTTGCTTTTGTATATTAGCTTCTATTTCTTCAGGAGTATTTCCTTCAACATTCATCCAGTCAGTATCTTTACCCATTAAATCTGCCCATACACTTTTCATTCTTTCTTCATCATCAAGTAAATTTTTAAATTGATTACCATTTACCATAGCTGAAGCAGCTTTTGTTCTTTGTGCTGGTGTCATGAATTTAACAGTGGCCATTTCAGATCCTACTCTTTTTTCTTCAAAAGTAATTAAATCAGCATTATCTTTTCCACCAGGTTTTACTACATTGTTATAAGCATTTTTATACGCATCTGTTAAATCTGGTACACTACTAAAAGCATCTTTACCATCTGCAGAGTCTTTAGCTATTTGAGTTAAATTAGCTACAAAAGGATTATTAGGATCATTAGGATTTTCTCTTACAGCATAAGTTACATTATTTCTTCTTACATATCTTGAGTCACCTGTGCTCATTCCTAATAAAGCTTGTTGTACTCCGTCAGGCGTTCTTGAGCTAATAGCACCTGCTTGGCCAGGTGGTATCTCTAAACCTTTACGTAAAGCATCTGCTTGAACTGTTACTGCTATAGCTTCATCCATAGTTCCTTTAACCTTTTGATTTAACTCTGCTATTGCTTGCGCAGCTTCAGAAGATGATATTTTACCTTCTCTTTGTAATGTTCTTATTTTATATGATTGTTCTTTCATACCAAATAAGTAATCATGAAAGTTTTGGTTGGTCTTATTAGAGCCTAAATCTACTTTATATATAGCAGCAGCATCTTGTTCAGCTCTTTGAAATTGTTGATTAGCAAAAAGTTCCTCTTGAGCTTTTCTTTCTTTTGCATTTATTTGTTCTTGCTCGGCTAATGCCCTAAAATTTCTATTACTAGCCGCGGCACTCTCTTGGTTTTTAATTACTAAATCTAATAAACCTTCTGCGTAAGCATTACGCTGTTGATAATTTGCTAATTTTGCTCTTTGTCCTGAATACTTTACCATTGTTTATTTGTTTTAAATACCAAAAAGTTTAGGTGGTCCTATTGTTCCACCACCTGTCATATTTCCAGCTAGTGCCTCAGCAGTTCCACCAACAGCTCCTACCATATCAGTTGTAGCTTTTAACTTTGCTAGTCTAGCCATGTTTGCTGAGTTCTCAGCTCTTAATTGATCTGATCTTAACATTTCTTGTTTTGATATGTCTCTAGACTCTTGTGCTTCAAATTTAAACGCTTCACCAGCAGCTTTTAGTTGATTAACTTTTTGAGCGCCTTCTGCACGAGCTTTTTGATTAGCAGCTTCTTGTTGTTCTATACTAGCAGAAATACCACGTTTACTTTCTAGTGCCATACGCGCTAATGCTGTAGCTCCACCTGATCCACCACCGGTTTGCGCTATAGTATCTAGAGTATTAGCTAATGCAATATCTTGTTCTTCAGCTTGAAACTTAGCTGCTTGTGTAGCTACACCTAAATTTTCAAACTCATTAGCCATATTTTCATATGGATTTATTACTTCTTGTCTATTAGCCTCAAACTCTTCTAAAGCTTTTTGTTTATCTTTAGCTATTTGTTCTTGTTTTTCTTGCTCTTTTTTAGCAGCTCTTTTAGCTATACCACCTTTTACTAACTGAGTGGCTCCAGCTACTCCTGCACTAATTGCTAATGTTGTTGCTACTGCCATATTATAATACTTTTGTTAATTCATAAGAGGGTTTATTATCTTTAATCCACCCTAATTTTTCGTGTGTTTCTATTAGTTTAGTATGTTGCATTATTGCAAATAAATATTTATACCCTGAAGCTTTAATAAGGTTCTCTGCACCGGTTATAAGGAGCTCTATCGCGGCTTCTCTGTCAGTTTCTCTATATTCTGGATCTGATACTATCCATTCAAGCAAAGCTGTCTTAGAATTAGTAAAATAAATAAATCCTGCAACTACAGGTTTACCATTTATTTCTACTATTACTCCACCAGTCCCATTGTTGGGTAAAAAATCTTTTACTGGAGCTTTCCACTTAGGCCAAGCTGCCCACCATTTAGACAACACATCCCAGTCTTGCTCTGTTAATTTACGTATATTCAATTTTATTTAATTAAGTTGATGATACTACATTATTACTAAATGCAGAAAATATTGTTTTTTCTCCTGCAGGATCTGTACCTGCATCAGTTGATATTACTACTGTAGCAAAATATCCTTTAATACCAGATGATGGATAACCACCATAAGAGTCAGGTCCAAATATAACTTCACCTGGCCTTGGATCACTATTACTTTTTAATTCAGCCACGTACTTACCTTCTTTCCTAACAAACCCTGCTCTTCTAATAGGTTGATTCAAAGCAGCAGGATATACATTACCTGCATCGTCATAAGCACCTTCATAGTAACTTCTTACTTGAGCTGTTTTATCTTCTTGGTTTTCATATGGATCAGGAACTGGATTAGCATAATCACTAGGTACTTCAAAAGTTCTTTGTAAGTCAGATACAAATGAATCTACTTGCCAACCATTACTACCTTCATAACCAATTGTTAAATAGTTTTTATTTATATTTACATTGTTATTAAATACTAGTTTAACAGCAGAAGGTTGAGTAGCAGCACCATAAAACTCATTTCTAGTATTACTTGTTTCATCATTATGTTTCCATACTTGACTATTTTTTGTAGTAAAATAATCATTTTTAATACTAAAAATAAAGTCTGGTACATAGCTATATCTTGATGTCCAGCCTAAAACTTGCTCATCAAATACAACTGTTTGATTAAAGTCATCTTCATTACCCTCACCGGCTTTAGTAGGTGCTTGACCAACCTGTGGGTCTCGTATAGATATAGTATAAAATCTATCATATGTATCCCAACCACCTTGTACTTTGTCTTTGTCAAAAGTTCTAAACACTAGTTCTTCACCTACGCCTGGGCTAGAAGGCTCTATAGTTGTATACACAAGAGCCCCAACAACACCTCTAACATATACAGGAAAACCTAAAATCCCAGCATTTGTATAAACATAAGCACCTGGCGTACCGCTTCTATATAGTATTAAAGATCCTATAGAAATATTAGCTGCATCAACAGATGATGTAACAGTTATAAAACTAGGTGGACCAGTGGTTAAACTACTAAATGTAGCACCTGCATATTCAATTGGTTTGTAATCTTCTTCTACATTTCTTAATAAATCTCTAAAAAAGTTTGACATACCATATTGAGATATTTCAGTTAATCCATCTCTAGATAATCTCATTATAGAACCTCTGTCTCTGTCTGCAAAATACTTTCTATAACCAAACACAGCAAAAGACTCTGGATTTTTACTAATACCAAACTCACCTACATAAGGTGTTATTTGACCAACAACTAAATTACTCGATGTAACAGTGCCTCCACCTTCTGCAGAAAATATAGCATCTTTATCTATTAAAGCTCTATTTACTTTGTCTTCTTGAAATACTATTAAGTTAGTATCTTCTGCATATAATCTTTGTATACTACCTTTTTGTGGATCAACTGCTTTAGTAATAGCTTCACCTACTGAAAAAACATTTGTTTGATTAATACCTGTTCGTGAGTTATACAAACCAGAATATATTAAAGCATTAGGTCTAATTTCTTGAGCATTACTATCTTCTTTTAAATATGCCTTAGCTCCATAGTCTAAAGATACACCATTAAATCCACCTCTAATTCTAGCTTCTTCTACAACCCAGTTTTCTACTTCTTGGTAATTATAATTTTCACTATCTGCAGCGCCTGATGGAAACTCAGGATAACCGTCGCTAGCACCTCTCCAAGGTAAACCTGGAAATGTAGAACCATAACCACCTCTATATGGATCTTCTCCACCAACTGTAGCTGGATAAGGCCACGGTTGTACAGGGCTAACACTAGTATCTAGAGTGCCTCTATATACAACTTTTTTTAACCAAAATGAATTATAATAATCTACGAATACTGTTGTTGCCATATTAAAGTACTAAATCAAAATCAAAATCTGAAGATTCACCCGAGCCTGATCTATCAGTAACTCTAAGTGTTAAATTATAAGTCCCTGAAGGAGCTGCTATAGTGTCACATTGGATACCTACAGACGGTGGTCCACCTTGAGTGTAAAGTCTAAACTGCCCTGGAGTAGGTTGATTTACTATTTCAAAAACACCTAATGTAAGTAAATCACTTACAGTAGTTATTATATCTCCACTACCTGCAGGTGGATTTACTCCACCACTACCATCAAATGATACACCATCATAGTAATTAAGTGGATTAACACAACCATTTCTAAAATAATCATCATTAGGTGCAAAACCATAGTTTATAAAAAATGTAGAGTTTAATACTGTATCACCAGGGCCTCCTGGGTTTGTCTTACTTGTGTCTAAAGCAGCGGCTTTTGCAGTTGCCCAATCATTACCAGCAACAGGCGCTACGTTTGTAACACTTTGATTATTGACTGAAGAATCATGTGCAATAACACCGTTTACTGTAAAATCAAAATCAAGAGTAGACACATCTAAGTCAGACACTACAGGTATACCAGGGCCTATATATTCTAAATTATATTGACTAGCTGCAGTAGGTGTTAATTGAAAGTCACTAGTAAAATCATAATCATTTTTATTTTTTACTGAATCTAATGTAACTGTGCCATAGCCAGCAGCAGATCCATCATTTAACAGTGGTTCTACTTGCGCTACTACTACAGGCGTTCCTGTACCGTCAGAACTTTCAGGTAAAGCTAACGTGAAATTTACATTATCAGCGTCAACAAAACCAGTACCACTAGTTATATCATTGTTAAGTAAATCTATTCTACCACTAGTTGACGACTCATAATATATTTCAATTTGAGATTCTACAGGATCTGTTTCAAAAACGTTTAATGCTCTAGAAAACTTTGGAGTATTTTGTGTTACTGCAGATAAACCAATAATAAAATCTGTAGATATTTGTGCAACAAATGGATTAGCAGACGCGCCTAAATATAAAGGATCTATATAATCTGTTAAATCGTTAGGATAAGATGAGTTAGCTATTGATACTCCAGAAGAATTATTTTGTGAAGTCCACTTTCCTAAATCATTAAAAGATATTATAGAATTAACTGTACTTGTAAATTTACCTTTAATTTGAGAACTTTCAGATACTGCTAATTGATCTATATAACCGGTTACACTTGCATCAGTAGATATATTACTTGAAGTTACAATATATGTAGTAACAACTCTTGGAAATAATAATGTTTCACTACCATATATCTCTTCAGTAGGGCCAACATCAGCTAATTGTTTTGGCACTTTATTTATATTGTCTCCAAATAAAGCTATATTAGAGAACTGAGTAGTTCTTACATATTGAGGTTTATCTCCAGCTGCAGTACTATCACCTAGTTGACCACTAAAAGTTATAATACCAGAGGTAGCACCAGGTAGATATACATTGTAGTATTCTTGTTGTTGTTGTTGCACAACTATTTTATAACTATAGTATCCTAACGGGTTATCATTACTAAATACACCAGGATAACCTTTAAAAGGTGTTGTAGGGATAGTATCTACGAAGTTAACTGTAATACTATTACCAGGCCAATTAAGAGGAGATTTTCCGCCTCCAGAATATGGAGCGTATATAGTAGAATCTTTTTGCCCTATGCCTAAAGACTGTGAAGGATCTCTTAATATTACGTTAGATGATCTACCATATCTATCTACAAGTACTACACCAACTTTATAAGATCTATTTTGCTTAACAGTATGATTAGGATATTCTTTTCTTTGTTGTCTAAATACAGGAGTAACTTCTAATTTTGGTTTTTGTGTATAGCCTAAAAAGTAATTTAAAAAGTCTGGTGAACCATGTTTTTCTATAAAGTTACCATACATAACCCTATTACCTGTAGTAGCTTGAGCTAAAGCTCTTATAGGTACTTTATCATGTACTCTAGTAGAAACAGCTTCAGGTAAAGTTTTAAAAGGTTTGTTAGATAAATATCTATATATATAAAATCTATCTGTACCACTAAAAGCTGTAGATATATCTATTTCTTCTATAACTTTTATTGATAAACCGTCAGACTCTTTAGCTAAAATCTGTATAGACTCAACTTTAAAATCATCTGCAAAATGTTGTTGTTGAGAAGCTTGATTACTTCCAAAAGGCTCAGGCAATAATAAATTAAAGTCAATAGTAGATACTTGGTTTTCCATCCATTTAACTACACCTGTAGCAGCAGCGTCTCTTTCGTCTTTTCTAGCCGGTGCACCTACAGGCTGCGTATTAGCAGCAGTAGGCATAGATGTAGCTAGAGTCTTAAATGATGAGTCTATAAAATAACCATACTGTTTAGGAACAAAAGCTGCTTGAGTAAACGGCGCCATTAACGAATATTCACCATCATCATATTTAAATCTATAACTAAATCTTATAAATTTATTTTTTAAATAATCTTCATCACCATCATAATCTACATTATACTCAGGATTTTTATAGAAAAAAGCTAAAACATCATTAGCTTCAAATGCTTTTCTTGTAGCAGGATCTATAAATCTTGCAGCTGCTGCATCTACTGCGTCTTTTATTTCTGCTCCTGTAGAATAAGGATAATCAGGCGTTGGCCAGTTATATGTTATTTCTAGTTCATTTGGTTTATTTTGTAATTTAAAGACTCCTAACTCTGGAAAATTTAAATTAATAAAATACATTTGAGAAGAAAAATTACCAACGTCTTTATTAAACTTTTCAAACTGTAAAGCATTGTTAGCCGCAATTACAGTTTTTACAGGCCACAAAGCATTTGGTGCTAAGTATTCTTCAGTTTCGTTTATCATTGAAGACTGCCAAGACCCGCTATCTAAAAAAACTAGTTGTAAAGGTTTATAAGGCATATACTTAGAAACAGATATATGGTCTTCATTTAGGTAATAAGTTTCAGGATTTGCAATAGCTGTATTTACATTTATTTTTCTAGGTTGATTTCTATTATCAGTCCAAAATAATAAATCTTCTACAAGATCAACAGCATATATAGGATGTGTTTTAGAGAAATTTAAAAAACTTCCTGAAACTAAAATATCTTCATCACCTGTTCTTAAATCTTTATAAGCTATAAAACATTGTGCGCCTGGTCTAGATCTACCACCTCCGTCAAGAAAACTACCTGGAGCAAAATTACTTAATTGATCTTCAGACGAGTCACTATAGTTAGTTGCAAATAAAAATATTCTATCAGTGTTAGTATCTGTATATACACCTATAATCTCTACATCAGTAGCATTATTCCATGTGTAATTAGTTAATTGACTATTACCTAAAACATTTTCAACTACTCCTTCATCAGGACCTTCTGATTTACTAACAGATATATTAAATCCATCTCTGTATTCTCCAGGTGTTAGTATTCTTTCATCTAAGTCTTTGTTCATTTTAGACTTAGTGAAAACTACTCTTGACTCAGCCATATTTAATGTTTAATCCATTTAGATTTGCCTCTCATGTTTTGTATCATCTCGCCTAATTTCATATTGCTTAATCTTATTTTAGCATTTCTTAACTGGGCTGATCTGTCTCTCTTAAATCTTTGTACTATAAATTCTTGAACACCTGCTCTACCTGCTAATATAGAATAAGCTATATGCATGTACATAGCTTCTTCAGCCATTTTTGGTATTTTAATATCTATATCATAAGCTAAACCATCTGATATATATTCTAGTATTACGCATCTATTTGCTAAATCACTAGAAAAAGCAAACTTGTTATGCCTTCTATCTATAACATACCAGCCGTTAGACTGAGATATCACAGGATCTAATCCATATCTTCTTCCTAAATTGTTTTTACGCCATGTCCAATTAAATATATTAGAGTCATCATATAATTCTAAATAAGCTCCAGTTAAATCGTTATCATTATTTTTCTTCCACTTTTCTACTGTAATTGATTGTGCAGACTGCAAGTTTTCTCCTAGATCATCTTGAGTAGGTAAACCTATATCATCTTGTATAGGTACTTCAGTAGGATATTGAGTTAATAAATTAGCAGGCTTTATTGGGTGGAAAACACCGTGATCATCTGTCCAACCAATTCTAACGTAATTAACGTAATCTTGAGGTATAGGATAAGACAAACTAGGTGGGACAGTTATTTCTACTTTTCTTATACTTTTTAATGTATCATAACTAAATTCTTGTAAACCTCTTTTAGCGTGAAAAATAACATCTGTTCTTTTTACTTTACTTATCAACTTGTCAGGACCAACATAAGCCATCATAAAGTTATTTATAATTTCTTGTAAAGGTACATATTCATAGCCTCCATAGCTGTTAAAAAGAGCATTATCTTTTAATTTTACTCTTATAGCAACCCCAACAGCTTGAGCAGGTATTGTAATAAGATTATTGACAACACTATAAGTACCTACGGCTAAATCAGTAAATACAGTAGGATTTGCTAAAGTATTAACTGCAATAGTGTAATTAGCATTTTGGGGAGGTGTTCCTGCTCCGTAGTCATTTAAAGCTATATTAAAAGCAACTTTTAAGTTAACTTGACCTGTAGAAGTAAAGTATTGTTCACCTTCGTAGTATTGAGAGTTTGTTTCTGTTATTAATGCCATTTGTTAACTTTTAGCGTTTACTCTGTCTGCTTGCAGTTGTCCAGCAGCAGCAGATATTATAGACTGATCTCTTATTACTACACCGGCGTATAGCAATATATTTAGTATTAATTCAACTCTTTCTGAGTTGTGAAGTTCAAAGTTTTGCAATGCAGGATCTGCACCATTAAATATAAAAGCCCCTACAGCATTAACTGTATAAGGCCAGTTTATATTTTCAGGTTTTTTAACGTATTGAGCTTCTACACCTGAAGTAATATCTAAAGGATATAAAAATATTTTATCTTCTTCGTATAAGTATATAGGAAATTGTTTGCTAGCTTGAGAAAGCTTAGATCTTTGAATTTGGTAAAAGTCTGTACGATTTACTCGTTGAGCTTCTATTGGTAAACGATTAGTGTCTGTAAATGTAATAGAACCTAATCTATAATGATTAGTGGGAAGATCAAACCTGCCATTAACAGCATCATATACTAATGTTTCATTTCTTTTAAATATATCTATTTTTTCATCAGTGTTTTCTACACGATCAGCATAATCTTCACTTGTTTGTCTTTGTCTAAGTTCTTGATTTAAATCTTCAAAATATCTTTCAAATATTTCTCTTTGTACTTGACTGCCTATTTGATTAAACTCTTCAGGTGTTAAATAACCACGTTGTTCTTTATTAAGTATTAATAAGACTGTTCTGTAGACTTCGTTAACTGATACTGCCATTTATATATATTTAAAAAAAGGTGGCGGTTAGGCCACCTTAATTATAATCACTTGTTATTTTAGTTTTTTATCTATTGACTTATAAACTTCTAAACCTTCATCAGTCTTAAACCAAGCGGCCATGGCTGAATATGGGTTTTCATCAAATGGTACAGTCATTAACTTACGACCATTACTAGCCCATTTAAAAGTTCTTTGGTCATCTGCCAAAATAATTATTTTAGCTTCAGTAGCTTTTATAGCAAAATTCCTTAATATTACATTATCATCTTCTGATAAGTCAATAAATAATTTAGGATTTCTTTTTGCAAATATTAATATATCTCTTTTTAGTTCTTTACTAGATAATTCACCTACTGACGTTCCTTGTTCAACTCTTAGAATAGCTTCAGCTTGTTCTATGTCCATTTCATAAGCTAAATTCATAGCTGCTATTTCAATTTCTAATTGATCATACTGATCTTCAGCTTGAACTTGCTTGTCGAACTCAGCAAAAACTAATCCATTATGAGGATGGTGAGCTAAAAATTCTTGTAAATTTCTTTTTTCTTTTGGTACATTTAAATGACCATTATTAAATACAATATGCTTTAAAGTAACACTACCTTTTTGTTCATCTACAAAGGGTGTTTGTGAATTAGTAGCATATCGCAACTCTCTTTCATAACCTAAATTTTTGTCAAACCAAACAAGAGGATATCTTCTTGAGTGTCTGCTAGGTAATGTATATGTTAAAGGAGTTTTGTTACCTATTAAATAGTAATTTCTATCTTTGTATTCCCAAGTATCTTTTTTTACTTTAGGTTTTTTTTCTTTTGTTTCCATAATATAATATAATATAATTTAAAAAAAGACCCCGCCTAAGCGGGATCTTGTTAATTTACCTACGATATTGCAGGATAAAGTACGTCGTTGTTGTCATCGACTATTATAGGTGCTACTATAGCGGGGCCAGAAGCTCCGTTAGCACCACCAGCAACTGGTTCCCATAGATCAAATATTACTTGATCGCTTGGTAAATTACCAGCTGATGAGGTATAAGTAATAGTGTTAGAACCGAAAGTCACTTCTCCAGCATCTACTGAAAGTATACATGTTCCACCATCTATTAACTGAGCAACTCCTGGATTTTCAGGAAGCGTGTCTTGTGGTATAATTTTTACTAATCCCATAATTTCTATATTTTAAAATGTTAAACTATAATTAAGCTCCTTTAAATAACACGAAGTTATTAGCAGCTTGTACAACTAAACATCTCTCAGATAAGAAATTAACTCTCATAGCATCAAGATCAGAAGTGTAAGCACCTCCTACAGATCCTGTGATCCAAGACTTATATCTTCTATCTTCAGTTTCAGAAGCTCTATATCTTACGTGTAAGAAAGGACGTCTGATATTAACACCTAACATTTGGTCATATACAGTTGTAGTACCTGCAGGTATCATAACACCATCAATAGCTTTTGATAATCCTCTAGTAGAGATATCGTTAAGATATTTCCAGTCAGTTTTGTAGAAGTCATAAGAACCTCTTCTAAAACCAGAGAAACCAAAGTTCATAGCCATGTCAGCTTCGTTATCGAATAAACCATAAGAAGCAGCAGTAGTAGAAGCATAACCTCCACCAGCCATTGCCGCGATCATATCATCAAAGTCAAGAGCAGTTTCTCTTGATAAGAATAACATGTTTTCTTCGATAGCACCTTGCTTGTCTAATTGCTTAAGTATTTCATCAAAATCACCTAAAGCACCTGAACCAGGGGCAGCAGCTCCAGCAAAACCAGAATATACATTACCTCTGTCTTCAATAGCTTGAAATAATCCTTCAGATCCTTGTATTGGCTGTGCAATTGGTTGTCCAGCTTGATTTGGATAGTTAGCACCTACAGCACTTCCATCAGGAAATACTCCACCAAAATCATAATCTTCAGTAGCTCTACCTCCAGCAGTATTATATTTTACTGCTTCAACCATAGCCATTTCCAAGTAATCATCAAATCTTAATCTTGTTTCAGATTCAGATTTTAGATACCATAGATATCCAGATGTACCATCTTCAGTAGCTACTTCAACCCATCCAATTTGTGCAGTATCAGAACCGTTAATCTCAAAGTTATCTTTAAGTATAATAGGCTTGTTTGAAAACTGAGTAAATTGTGGTTGAATAGAAGCTGCCATTCCAACTGAACCTTTAGCAAATTCAGAACCATATACAAATAAAGTACAGCTGTCATTTCCTTTTAATCCTGCAGGTAAAGCAGCAAAAGTACTTTCATAAAGAGTACAATCAAGAGTATTTAACGTACCACCAGTTACATTTTGAACTAAAGCTTTGGCTGTTAAAAGACCAGTTGCTTTGTCTGCTATAAGTACAGTTTGACCTATTCTTACTGCACCATTAGGAGAGTCAGCACCTGTAGCAGCAGACAAGTCTAATGTAATTGTGATATTATTTACACCTGTTGCAGATAAAGCTGTATCTACATTTTTGTAAGCTACGTGTAATCTATTTTGTTCAGACCAAATAACTTGATCTGATGTCATTGGCATTTCAGCGCCAACCATTCTTAAAAATCCAGATAAGGTTCTATTACCATATCTTTCAACCTCCTGCTCGTATAACTCAGGAAGATATTGCTGCGCAAAGTTACCTTCACCACCTTCGTTAAATGATAAATAATTATCATTAAGTGCTAAACGTTTTTGTGCAGGCTTTAATTGTGCAGGAAAACTCCCGCCCACTGTAAAACTCATTTTAATTTATTTTTGTTCGTTTTTTAATTTTCAACCTCGAACTATCTTCACCGTTAATGGCTCTAACTTTAAATCCTCCAATAAAAATATCTTCATCATTTGAATTATGATTTTCAACATTTATATTTTTAGACTTAGCATTAATGTCTCTAACGGCATCTGCTTTTCCTTGCTCATAAAAATGTTGAGCAAAAGCATCAGAATTATTTGCAACGTATAAAGCTCTATGATAACCTTCAGTATCTTTTATAGTACCATCTTTGTTAAGAAACTTTCCTACAAAGTTACTAATTTTACTTTGGTTGTTCATTACTTCATCACTATTGTTAACAGCATAGCGAAACTTTTTTTCACCTACATTGAAATTAAAACCTTTAAAATCAGTGAATAATTGTTTGCTACGATTAACAAAGTCACTGTGAAGTTTTTCTGCACGTTGTTGTTCTTCGTTGTATCTATTGAAAAAGTCCATAGCTTTTTTCTGCTCCTGAGTAACAGACGGCCTCAACTTGATTTCGTCATAGTATTTAGTTTTGGTATCTTCCAAAAACTTACGGGCTTTAGCAATCTCTTCTTTATATGCTAATTGTTTTTTTCTAACTGCTCTTTCTTCTTCTTCTTCTTCATCCCAAGAAAAACTATCTTCTAGCATAAAATTAATTTCTTCGCTATTTAAATGTGGCTTAGTAGTTTTATAATATTCTCTTAATAAAACATCTTCTTCTACTTGAGAGTAGTCAGCATTTAATCTAGCATAATCTTCTACAGTACCGCCAGTTTCTTCCATAAAACTTATAAGTTTTTCTATATTTTCTGGAAGCTCTCGCTGCTGTGTAGTTTCTATTGTTTGTTCAATTACCGTTTCTTCTTCAACAGGTTCTTTAACTTCTTCATCTGTAATTTCTACTAATGGGCTAGCTATTTCTTCCTGTTTCTCATTTTGGTTTTGTTCTGACGCTTCATTGGCGCTGGACTCCCGTACTTCGTCAACCACTTTTTCGCTGTTGACTTCGTTTTCGGGTTGTTTGATAGTAGCATTGCTATCATTTGATCCCTGTTCTTGAACGGCATTATCTTCTTTTTTAGTTAAATCTACTTTAATTACTTCATCTGGTTTTACTAATTTCTTAGGTCTACCTCTTTTCTTTTTTACTTTTAAACCTTCGCTAGTGTTGTCAACGATAGGTTCTTCTTTTTCTTCAGCCATAATATAATATTATATAATTAAACGTTATTGTGGAGCAAACTGTTCTAGTCCAAATCCACCTAATGTATCATTACCTGCTGATTCAAAATTTATAGGCAATGAGTCATTTTTTCTTTGATCAATCATTTGTGATTGTTGAGAACCTGATATTCTAGTTCTTTTATCTTTTCTATCTTCTATTTCTTTTTCTCTTGTAGCTTCTGCTTCTGCTCTTGCTCTAGTTAATTGCATGTTAAAATCAAACTCAATTTCCATTAATTGTCTTTTAACTTCTGCTTCTCTTTCTAACTTAGTAATTTGTAAGTTATTTTTAGCTGTTTCTATTTGCACTTGAGTGTCTGCCAAAGCCTGTTGTTTTTGCACTTCTGCAACTGCTGCAGCTTCAGTAGCTTGAGCGTTTGCTTGTGCTTGAGCCTGTATATTAGCTTGTTGAGCTTGTTGATCTTGTTGTTGTTTTTTCTTTCTTCTAAACTTTAACAATTGATTAGCTAATTTAATATTATTTACATTTCTAATATCAATAGCATCTTCTAAGTATATTTGACCTGACTGTAAAGCCACTTGTATGTTTTGTTCTAGCTGAGCTTTTTCTTCTTCATCAGGTTTTAATTCTAGATAAATACCAAAATCAAATATATTTAAATTGTATAAATCTTCTAATGTACCAACATTATAACTACTTATTGCAGATCTTAACGATTCTTTTGTTAAATCAAACTCTAAAGTATCATTAACTCGTAAAGCTATATTTTCACAAGTCTTAGCAGTTAGATACATACTAGCTTGTACTAAATGTCTAGTGGCTGTATTTGAATTTGCTATAGCTAGTTTTTGTAAACCTACAAGCGCGTCTTTAGCTGGTGCGCTACCATCTCTAGCTTCATTAAGACCGGTAACATCTCTTATCATTTGTAAATAATATTGATAAGTACTTATTAACGATTGTATTTTAGCTTGACCACTGTTAGTAGATAATTCTTGTATAGGTACTTTACCTGGATTCATGCCTCCATCCTGAGTCATTGATCTACCAATGATACTACCAGTTTGAAAATACATATTTAAAGCTTCTTGTGGATTATAACTAGTTCCATTACCCAAATCTACTTCAGCTAAACCATCAGCGTCTAAGTATACTCCATCAGGTACTACTCTAGACATTACTTGCTGTAACTTCAAATGTGTTAATTGTATCATGTCAGCAAAGCCTGTAATTCTACTTACTAAACTTTCTATTCTGCCTTTATACATGCGTGGTGCGCATATATTATAATTCATATTAACTTTGACTAAATTAGAAGTAGGCCTTGTCATATTTTTAGCTAACTCCCATCTTAATAAATCATCGTGCCCTAGTATTTTTGCACCGCTATAAAGAACTTCAATTGATCTTGAAACTCTATCAAAATTATCGTTAGCAGGTGGATTAAATGTGTCAGGCTTTTCTAAAGCTTTTTCTAATCCTGTATTAGTTTGTTTTATTTTAAATACTTGATCATGATAGGTTTTATATTCAAAATACAAGACGTATATACTATTGCCATCATTTCTAGCGTTATAATCAAAAACATAACTACTATTATTAGGGTATTTTTGTATACGTTCTAGTTGTTCATTTGTTAAATTAGGAAACTCTTTTTTTAAGTCAGCTAAGCTTAATCTTTTTACTTCACCTACATACCATATATCTTCAAAATTAGGATCATCAGTATATGAGTATACAATATGAGCAGGATCAACATAATCTACAGTTACACCTTCAGCTTTATTCCAACAAGTTTTTACAGCGCCAATACCTAAAACTGTAAGATCGTAATTAATTCTACGTCTAGTTAACTCGTACTTATTAAAATCAAGTACATTGCTTATTAATTCTTCCTCTGCTATTTCTACAGACTGTTTGTAATCTAACTGCATATGAACATCAAGCTCTTCTTTCGTTTGAGGCATATTGGCAGGATCAGCTGACGAATGTAAATCTACACCTAAAGCACTATTAACAGTGTCAATAAAATCTTTAGTTTCAATATCCATTATTATGTTTTGAGCATATGTAGTTCTTTGTTTTAAACTCTCAGGATCTTGTGCATATGCTTTAACTTCATATATCTTTTCAGACATACCATTAACAACTATATCTACAAATTTAGGTAGTACAGGTATAGGTTTCCAGTCTAAATTAAGATACGATAAATCTCCATTTATAGATAATTCATCTTTATACTTTTGTATAGATTGTTCTGCTCGTGCGTATAATCTTAAATTTCTAAAGTTGTTATATTGTGTTGAGTATCTATTACCTAAACCAGTTCTTGTTCCACTAAACCAATCACCTTCAATAGCTTTACCTACTTGTAAACCATATTCGTAACTTGCTTTAACTTCTTCTGGAACTACCTGATCTGGAAATATACTATTACTATCAGTTATAATCATTATTTAATTAATTTTGAAAGTGATCCTTTGTTGTCATATCTTTTAATACCTAAGTCTATACTTTTAATTGATCTTTTAGCCACTGGTGTATATCTATTTTTATTACAAGCCATAATAGCTAAACCTGAGCTAATTGTAGCATCATATTTTGTTCTATTATTTATATTAAACTTTGCCCAATCTTCTAATGTTTTTTGAAAATACATATCACCATATGCTTCTCCTAAATTTCCTACATATTCTTCAATATAACTTTCTACAGCTGCTGCATGAGCTTGCTTAATATCTTCACTTGTGTTTGGTATACCACCTATTTCTTTTTCTGTAGTAGATAATTTATTCCAAACTTTATCAGGTCTATTTATTGAAAATGCTCTATATCCTCTACGCTTAAAATAATATAGTAATCTAGGTTTATTGTTTTCTGCAAGTATAGGCATACCGTAAAAAACACATGACATTAGAACATCTTCAAAAAATATTTCAGCAGTTTGTGGTCTAGCTATATATTCAAGAAAAAAATGATTAGGTGGTGCATCTTCCATTGAAAATTTAGTTAATCCATGCAATGCACCGTTAGATCCTTTACCATCAACAGTTCCTGATATATCATAACTATCACATCCAAAAGCACCTATGTGTTCGTTACCTGGATGTTTTACTCCATTTTTTAAAATCACTTGATTTTGAAGATTTTTAGGTGGTACCCATGATATTAAAAATCTACCGTCTTTGTTAGGTGAAAAAATAACTTGTGTATCTTTTATACCATTTTGCCACATAAAAGAACCTCTAGTAACATTAAAGCTATTAGCTAGTTCTTCGTTATAATCTATCTGTTGATATATCTTAGTTAAGTTAAATAAACTATTTTTAGCTTCATCTCTAAAAGCGTGTTGCTCTGTTCTTGGAAATTGTCTATAGTATTCATTTAAACTATCAGTATCGTTTTTTAATCCATCGACTTCGTTTTCCCAATGTTCGATAACTCCTGTTGTAATTTCATAACCATCAATTCCTTTGACTGAACCTTTTTCTCCAGTGAAGACAGGTAATCCATAAGTATCCATGAATCCTTCGTAGTTCCACTCCATAGGTATGAACAAACTATAGAGCCCAGAAGATGTTTGTCCGTTTTTATTTCTTTTTGTAACGTCGCTATTGTAGTATAATTTTTTAAAGTTTTCTCCACCTTTATCTAATGAATTTGAAGTTGATCCCATCATACACTTACCTACAACTCTCGATCCTAGTCTTAGTGTAGTTTTTGTAACTCTCCAATTGTTTAATATATTATCAGGTCTTTCCCATTTACCACTTTCATCATGTGCTAATAGTTTTAACTTTTCACCATCGTAAGAGTTATCACCTGTATTTTTCCAATCAATAGTTGTATCTAAACCTTCTAAGTCTAGTTCTTTAATATTTTCCTGTAACTTTCTTCTAGTAAGTTTGGCGGCAGGAACCCTATATGCCAGTTCAGTTTTTGGCCGGTCCATACCATCTTGTATTGGTTTGAAGAAAAACGGATAGTTAACGGATATTGGCACAACTTTATCTGTAAACATTTTTTTGGCGTCTGCACCTGTCTTAGATAATATTCCAAATCTTGAATCACTTGATATTGTTGCCAAGTTAACAAGCTCTGCTGATGCCATAAAGGAGAAACCAGACCGTCTGTTTTTAAGATAACACATCCCGTAACATCTGTCATCGGCTTTACATGCTTGCCAGAATATAAAGAATAACCTATTTGCTTCTCTATATTCGGGTGCACCAACGTCGATTTTTGACCATTGCAAGTACATATAATGAGTACCTGTAATATAAGTAGAAACACCGTTGTTGTAAAAATGAAAACCTTCTTCTCTACGTCTAAATTCTTCATCAATATAATCGTACCATTTTTCTTTAAAGCTTATAGGATAATCTTCCCAATCAAATCTATTTTTTATTTTAGCAAGTTCTTGCGGGTATTTAAATCTTTGCCAGTATTGTTCCGCTTTATCTTCGCTTCGTTTATAAGATTTACGCTCTGCTGGTAATGCAATGCGTAAATTTTGTATCTCAATGATTTGTCCAATTTTACCGCTTTTACTTATACATACAAAGTCATATTCACTATTATATCCATAATTCCATTTTTTATACCTATTATTTTTTTTAAGTATTTTAGGATTTATAATATTAGTAATATCTGACCAAAGAGTTTGTTTATAACTCATTTACTCCTCCCTTCAGCAAAACCTTTAAACGTCTTTGTTTGTTTATTTTTGTCAACTCCATCTAAAATGTTTTGCTCTTCTTCAATACGTTGGAGTATTTCAAACGCATCCATAATACAAAGTTTTTTAGTTGCAGCTGCATTTTTTAAACGATCTGCAGCTACATCATCTTCTGTATTTGTAATTATTTTTTCTTCAGCTACTTTGATTAACTCAATTACAGCTTTGCGCCCAGCTTGGATTATATTCTTTCTCGTTTCCTTCGTATTCATGTGTAAGGGCTATATCATTAAATTTCATACAATAAAGTCGTTCACCATCTATAATAAATTCAAACTCTGAATTAGGTGTAAACGTAATAAGTGCTCCAGGTTTTAATCCTAGATCATCTAAGAACTTATTAGAATATTTTAATATCCCAATATGGTTTTGTTCTTTATCTGTTGTTAGAGTATTGTTATTTTTAATAGGAGATACAAAACAATATTTCCAATGGCATTTTAATTTACCATCTTGTTTATACGCGTATACTTGACTTAGATTACAAAAGTATAAATCATCTTTGAAATAAGTAGAACTATTACGTTCTCTACCTTTTTGATCATACCATCTTCTAAATATATTGTGATGCACATATACTATATCACCTATTTTTGTATCAGTATTAAAAGCTGCAGGAGTAGAAACAACTACAGCTTTTTTACTAACAAACTCGTGAGGTTCAATACTAGTATTTAAAATAAGAGATTTATCTCCTATTTTTTTTACATTATCATACCTTTTTTCAAACGGTTTAATAATAAAACTGTATAAAGATTTCATTAATAGTTTAAATCAAACTCAACAGATACAGCCATATTTCTATTAAACTTTTTCCACGGTAATACTTCATTATTTTTTTTAATATAAATAGAATATTCTCCGCTTTCTTCGTTGTTTAATATATCACAAATAGTATGACCACCATAAACTTCTTGACCTATAGAATAATGCATAGCATCATTTTTATAATCAGATCCAATACTAATTTTTCTTATATTAGACATGAGCTACGGCTGGTTCTTCTTCATTATCTATTTTAGTGTATGTACCATCTTTAAGATTTATATTGATAGCACCATACTCTTCTTGTAGCTCAGTTTTCATATCTTCAATATCTTTATTGACACCAGCTATCTCATGTAACAAAGCGTGTTTTTTTGTTTCTAACACACCAATTTCTGTTACTAAATCATTTAATTGGTTTTGTTGCTCTGTTATTTTTTTTAATTGTTCTTCTTTTATTTTCATTTTATTAAATTTAATTGTTTGTTTTTATTACACCCTTGGCGGTGCTACGAATATTACAAATTTTTCATCAGCAAATGTACTACCTGTAGCTGCTCCTATATATCTAGCAGTAGATGTATTATTTGTTGCTTGTTCAAAGTTTGTACCATCTAAATATATTCCAGCTCCTGGAGTAGTGTTAGTAACTGTTTGAGATTGACTTGAAGCTATTTGAAGTTCAAATTCACCTTGAACTGAACCATCACTTACAAAATCAAATTGAGCGACTTGTTGACCAAGATCAAATTCGTCATCTATGTCTGGACCGGTTCCACCAACACCTGGATCCCTTGGAAAAACATTACCTTCACTTGGGTTATAAGGGCCATTCACAACTTGGTCATTACCAAAAAAGTCATTCATTTGTACCCATCCATTATTATTGTTAGTTGAGCCTGAACCTGTTGCACCTGGTGTTAATGTAGCATTTGATAAGCTGTTAGCGTTTGGACCTACTCTAATTTGAAGTCTATCCAATAGCCTACCACCACTTGAAGTTGAATATTCAAAATCAAAACCTTTTATTTTCATTTTAACAGTATTTCCAGCTCCAGCATCAAGTCTTACTGATGAAACTTGATTATTTCCAGAATCACCACTTCCTGGTCCACCAGCATCAAACAAAGTAATATATTCATTTGCTCCAGTTGGTAATGAAACTACTGTAGAACCTGGTGAATTATTGGAGCCAGTAGGAAAATTAATAGTATTAGTTTGATTTAAAAAACCACTTGAAACCGAATATACTCCAGATACAGTGGCATATCCATATATTAAAACTTTACCTGTGTTACCTGAAGCTATATCTTGAATTGCTACACCAATTATTTCGCTTTGACCAGGTAATGACGATGGTATATTAGCTCTAACATTTCCATTAGAATAATCCCATATTACTATTTCTCCATTAGTAATGTTAGCTGCTGCAGTAACTGTTATAGCAGTTCCATATTGTGTTTGACTAGATTGAGTTATATCAGCTGGAGTTAATACATTAACACTACTAAAATCAATACCACCACCACTTGAGACAGTGACCCACTCTACACCATTACCTGTTCCGTTTGATCTTAACAATTGCCCAGAAGTTCCAGTAGCACCTCCTCCATCTTTTATATCAGCTTTAAATTCTATATCACTAGAAACATTAACTTGTCCAGATTGTGGAGATAAATTTATATTTCCACCCGGATATGGAGTATTATTAGGTTGTCCTACACCATCTCTAGTTTTTAAATTTAAATCATTACCTATTGGCTCTATAGTAATATAACCACCAGCTTGATTATTACCAGGATTACCAGTAGTTATTTCTGTTTCATTACCTGAAGTCATTCTTATTCTAGCGCCATTATTTCCAGTAGCAGCATCATAACCTCCGTAATTGTTAAGGTATATATCTGTGCCATCACCAACACCACCACCAGTATATTGACCATATACCAACCACTCATCGGGACCTGAAGTAGCTGAAATACCTCTTATATCATATAATCCTTTACCTACTTGCCGTATACCTCCTCCATTAGCTGGAGTTTGTAACGTAATATAAGATGTAAAACCACCAGTAGATTCAATAACTAATTCATCATCAGTAGTTATTGTTAATCCAGAGTCATTTGATTGCGAAATTGTTTCATGTGTAAGATCAAGTCTTCCTACAACTGGACCACCTGATAAATTATTAACACTTAAAGTAGCTGTATTATTATCCCAAGAAAAGTTTTCACTACCAGCTAAGCTTTCTCCGTTAGCATTATAAAAAGTAACTCTATGAGGAACAATAGACGCACCACCTGAGTTGTTGCTATTTATAACACTACTTACTAATTCAGCTCCAGATATTTTAGCATTTGCAGCTCCTTCTACACCTGCTATAGCACTTAAGTTTCTAACATCAGGTTTACTACCCTGTCCGTCTGTAACAGTTGTAAATGCACTTATTTTTTTATTTGCCATTTTTATTTATTTATTCTAATTCAACAAGATCAGTGCTTGCTTCTAGTTCTACTAAAAAAAGATTAGGTTCTAATTCTACAAAGTTTCCTGCAGGAGGTGTTACTCCTCCACCTTGTCCAGGTAAATTAGAAACAGTTGGTATAGTGTTTAATATACTTATCCACATAGTTTAAAATAATGCTAATATATCTGTTGCGGTAGTTCCGTCAGTATCAGAATATACTTTTGTAACTTGTATTGGTAAAAAAGAACCCGCTGCAACATTTGCGAATGTAACTTTTGTTCCACTTTCCATTTCAACAACTACATCTCCTAGACCACCTACGTATAGACAAGCACCTCTTTGAAGTACTCTTACCTCATCACCATCAGCTGGTGTTGGTGGAGTTACGGTGCTAGCAACGTCAAATACATCTACATAAACACCTGCACCTGTAGGTATAGTTAAAGACACGGCGTCGTGAGCAAACATTCTAGGCTGCGCTTGCATTTCACCTACAGCACCAGCTATATCAACTTCGTTAATTATTGCCATTTTATTATTTTTTTATTTTTGTTATTTTTTCAGCACCTCTGCTACCAAAGTATGCTACATAAACTGTTATAAGTAAAGCTTCTAGTAATGAAACCCAACCTGTTTTTATTTCCAATAGTATTGTTGAATCTAATACTATAAATATTGTCATAGCTAAAGTAAGAAAAATAAGAGTCATAGGCCTAGTATTTTTGCTCAACCAAGAGTCACTACTCATATCACTAGCCCATCTATTAGATATATTACTCATTTCAGCTATATCTTGTTCTAATAATTTTAAAGCTATTTCTTTGTCTTTAGGTTCAATATCATTATCACTTGTTATAATGTTTTTTACTATACCAAGACCACCTTGATCAGGTAAAAACTCTCCAAGTTGTGAAACTAGTTTAGGAGCCTTTTCTGTTAAAAAAGCTCCAACTTTAGTTTCTTTAAACTTCTTTTTTTGTTTCACCTATTAGTTTTTCTTATATATGCATAACCTTTCATATTACCAACTGGCTCGGTAGTAGTTGTGCTAGTTCTAGTTACTTTAGTATTACCAGGGTTATTATATTCATCTCTATAATCAGCTGTCTTTTCGTCACTAGATAAAAACTTGTTTTGTTTTCTATTATAATGCTTTTGTTCTTTTCGCTTAGCAAGTTGCTCGTTATAGTGAGCTTCAGCCTCTGGACTCATTACGTCTTTTCTACCAAATACTTTTGTTAAAACTTTACTTTCTCTTATTTGTCCTCTTTGATTTCTTAAACCTAACGAACCACCAATACTTTTTCTATTTCTAGACACTGGCTCATATTGAGAAAGAGTTTCTCTTTTTATTTCTCTTTTAGTTTTAATTCTTTCTCTAGGAATGTTTGTTGTTCCTGGAGGATCTATAGGAATTTTTATAGGTTCAGGATCTGGCCTATCTTGAACTATTAATTGAGCTTTACGAGGTTCTATTTTTATTTTACCTTTAACGTATCTAGATTTTTTATCTCTTATTTTCTGCTTTTCTTCTTCAGATAAACTTGCCCAATATTCATTGCCTTTCTTTTTTAACTCTGGCGTAGGTGCCTCATATTGTGCTGTAAACTTTTCAATACCTAAGTCTGGATCTCCATAACCTGGATCATTAGGATTTAATTCTACTTTTCTTTCTTTACCTATTTTTGATAAGTTAGCTTTTTGTTCTTCTGCTTTTTTACTTCCTTTAGTAGGTATTTTACTAACAGGTTCATTATGCAATGGTGAAGCCATAGCATTAGCTGATTTTATTAATTGTCTTTCGCTCAAGTTAGCAAAAGCTGGGTGGTTACCACTACCCTCTCTCATTTTAAAACTCATATCTACATCTGTTTTATCATATACTTCTTCTTCCCATGGTAAATCATGGGCACCTTCAGGCATATTTGCTCTAGGTATTTTTTGTCCTTTCCAATATACGTATTCGTCGTCATAATCCATATCACCTTTAGCCATTTGTTCTATATGTAGATTTTCGTGCTCTACAACTTTCATAAATGTCGGTGTATCATTTATATTTTGATTTATGCTTATATTAAAACCAGAGTTAGACGAGGTGTCATTATTAGCCTTACCATAAACATTTTTCTCCATGGGCACTTTAAAAACTGGTACTGTATTGTCTACGTAAAAAGGTTTTAATTTAAAACTCATTTGTTACAAACGTCACAAGTAGGTCTAAGTGAAAATAAAAATTCTCTAGCAGCAAAACCAAAAGCAATACCTGAATAAAAAGGATGTCCTTCAGCTATAAGAGCTATACCAATAATACCTATGGCTAACGATTTAAACCATGATGAATTAACTACTTTTATAACTTGTTCCATATACATTATTTTTTCATATGTTTATGTATCACATGTGGTTGATGTCTATTTAAATAACCATACTGTGATGCTTTTTTAATGTCATACATAATATCTTTTTTAGATCCTTCACCGGTCTTAATATCGTGTTGTGCATTTTCTGCGTAATGTTCTGCTGGATTCTGTTTCATAATTACTTATTTTTAGCTTCTTTTTTAGCTTCTCTTTTAGCTTTTGCTTTTTGTATTTTTTCTTGTAAAAATTTAGGTAGTGTTTTTTGCTTGTCAGTTAAACCACTATCGCTTGACTGTGGTTTTTCTTTTATATCACCTCTCATTCTCGCTGAATCTAGTGCTCCTTTTGCTCCTTTACCACCTGGTCCACTTTTCATAGCAGTAGCAGAATCTTTAGTTTTGCAATTTTTATCTAGTTTGTGATCGTAACCTTTCTTTTTAAGTTTTAGATGTTGTTCCATTGTTTTAGCCATGACGCCTTTACATTTCTTATACATCATGTGTGCTTTGAATTTTTTTGCCATTATCTATAATTTTTATAAGGGAAATTTTTATTAAACCAGTCTTTGCGATCATCACAACCGCAACCACCTGGTATACTATCCGCTAGTTTTTTTATTCCTGTAAATTTTGTGAAACGCTCAATCGTATCACCTAGTCCTTTATCTTTCATTACCATTTAACTTTATTAGCCCAATATGCAGCGCTGAAAACTCCTTTGTCTATATTCTTTTTATGTCTAGCTTGAAATGATCTTTTGCGTGCTTTATCTTTTTCAGTCTTAGGTTTTTTACCAGCGCCTTTAACACCAAGTTGTCCAAACCTAATAATCTTTTCTTTACCATCTTTACAAGCTTTTACAATGTGTGACTTGCCAGAAGGTCCTGACCCATGAGCTTGTCTCTTTGGTTTATTACAAGGTAATTTGCTTTTATCTACTCTTCCTGCCACGTTTACTTTTTTTATTTGTTTTAGCACCACAAGGTTGACCTGTTTCTACATTTATCCAGTTTTCTTTTTCAAACCAGTCTCTTAGTGTAGCTCCTGGTTTACGAGCACCTTTAACATTGCTATCACCTGATCTTTTATATTTACCTTTTGATGCAGCAGACTTTTTAGCATTAATAACTTTCTGCTTTTCTTCAGGAGACATTTTATCTACCTTTGCCTTTGGCAAGCAAACCTTTGTAGTGCCACCACCTTTGACTTTACTTTTTGCCATGTTTTCTTCTTATTGATATTTTACATTGCTTAGCTATTTTAGCTTGCTCAGGTTTTTTTCCAAATCTAGATCTTTGTTCCATTACAGTTAATATCTGTATTTGTCTAGCAAAATTTTTACCAGATCTTTTGACTTTAGTACATGTAGCTCTAGCATCTGCTGGTGTAGCATATTTTATTCTAACAGTATCTTTTGGATTTTCATCTGTATATAATCTTCTACCTGAGCCTTTAGGTTTTTTACCTGTACCTTCTTTTGGATCTTTATTTTTCTTTGCCACTGCCTAATTTTTTCATTGCAGCATTTCTAGCGCACTTCATTTTTTTAGCATAACTAGGATTCTTTTTTCTATTAAAAACTATTTGTTGATTTAAACTACCAACAATAGCTTTTTTATTTCCTTTCCTAGATTTAATTAACCAGTTAGCTAAGTCACCACATGATAACTCTTTAAACTTGCCTTTAGCATCTGCGTACTCGCTGTCTTTCCATTCAGGTTTTTTCTTTGCCATTATATTTTACAGTTATGCATATTAATAAACCAATTAGCTAATTGTACATCTCTTTTAGTTGCTCCTTTTCTTGACTTAAGTTTTTTAACTTTATCACAAGTTACATCACCACCATACAGTTTGTTTATTCTAGCTTTTAACGTACCGCGATATTCACCGCCACGCTTTTTCATTATTTATCTTTAGATTTACCCATATTTTGTGGTCCACCTTTACGTGTACATCTTACTCCCCATGCCGATCCGTACGCGCTTGGCCAAGTCTTAAACTTTTTTTTAGCTGCTGCTTTACAAGCTGCAGATATTTTTATTCTTTTTATACCACTTCTTTTTGTAGCCATTACTTATCTTTTTTATTTTGTAATTTACCGTCTACCTCTCTACACCAGAAAAGTATTTCATCTACTTTTTCTTCTAGATCTTCTATATGTTTTGTCTGCCACTCTTGTTTAAGATCATATTCAATACGATCTATTACAGCTGGTGGTAATTTCTTAGCATCATCTATATCTGATTGTAAAGTATAATACATGCCTACAAACATTGAAGTGACTACTATTATACTTATTACCGTTTTAAGATCTATTTTAAATTCTGTTCCTTCAGAGATTTTCATATTCATTAGTAGCATCGAATGACGGACATGCTTTATTAGCAAAGTCCTTATGTGAATGTATTACAGCATTAGGGTACATAGCTTTTAAAGTTCTAAGTACAGCTAATAATGCTTCTTTTTGACAATCTAGTCTAGTATCTTTCGGAGTCTTACCATCTGCCTCAACGCCTCCGCAATAACATATCCCTATCGAATTACGATTATGCCCCTTGCAGTGAGCTCCGATTTTATTTATATCTCTACCTTTGTGTATTTCTCCATATAGGTCGATATAAAAATGGTAGCCGATATCGCTCCAACCACGTCCTTCAACGTGCCATTTGCGTATTTCAGCTACATCAAAATTTTCTCCTTCTCTAGTAGCAGAGCAGTGTACAATAATTTTATTTATATCACGCATCTTTTTGCTTTTTTAACAACCACCATTTATGAGCAGTATACCCTAAAGTAGTTACTAATAATAATATTTTTAAAGTTGGTTCTAACCAATCAAAACTTGCGATAGTAAATGAAGTTATATTTAAACAGTATAACTTCAGATCATCAAGTCCCATTATGAATTAGCGTTCAACACAGCGTTACCTTTATAAGGCACGTTGTCGATTTGACGTAATATAGGCATGATAGTAGTATTATTACTTCTCATAACTCTTGTTCCTGGCAGAGGTCTATTACATTTTAGTTTAACTCCTGCTGGCTGTTGATATTCTCCTTGACTTGGCATAATTAAATGTGTTTAGGTTTTTCTTGTGTTTTTTCTTTAATTTTGAATTTTCCACCTATTTGAATATTAGGTGTTATACTAGACTTATAACCAGTATTTTTTTGATCAAAGCCTACTTTTAGTTTCACAGGTAAATTGGCTAAATTTACTTTAACTCCTCCTTTATTTTTTGTATAACCTGTTATTGGATCTGTTGCCCCAGTTTCACCGTAAGGTGTAATCTTTAAATTACCAGCTTTAATACCTTCATTTGTTACTTTTATTGGCTTATCTTCTGATTTTACTGACTTATCATCTGATCCTGTCATTTTAGTTACTGCTTTTTTTTTTACATCTCCACCAAGCATAAATAAAAGATCTTTAGTATTTGTTTCTGGATCTGCCACAGCCATCATACGATCAGCCATTACAGGATCAAATGTAGATTTTTTACCACCTGTATTGTTAGACACTGGAGACTGTTGAGTTGTAGTCATAAACTCTTTAAATTTAGCAGGGCTAGCCATACCTAATGGAGCAGCTCCAGGAGATGTGCTCATAGTATCAGCACCCATCCCTTCATCACCACCGCCGACTGCTGCGATTATAGTGTCGAGTTTAGCATTTATTTCTTCATTTCTTTTATTTACACCATCTTTAATTTTACCTATTAAGCCTCCAGATGTAAGTGCATCACCAGTACCTTTTAAAGCTCCTTTTAAACCACCACCAAATTGATCTCTATTTTTTATACCTTTTACTAAAGCTCCGCCTCCTTTCATTACACCTAGTGTACCTAAAAATGGGAGTGGAGAACCTTCATTTGTTTCTGTTCCACTAAGATCAGTTTCAGATTTTTTGTCTAGACGTTGTTCGGTGTGAGCAAAATACTTGTTATGCATAGGAATAGCTTCACTTGCATCTTGTTGCTCTTTCGTTTTCTTGTCATCGTAATCTTGGGAAAAACTAACTCTTTTTAAATCTTTTTCTGATATAGTAAAAGGCTTACCAGACTTAGGCGTCTTACCACTTCTATAATGGGTTTTATCTGGATTATTTTTTTTATTTCCAAACAGTTTACGCTTCTTTTTGTATCCAGCCATAGTTATTCGCTTTGTGCAATGTTACGCATTTTTAATTTAGCTACAGCATCTTTAGCTGAGTGCTTACCAGTTTTTATTACAGGTGCAGTCATTAGTATATTACTGTTTTTTGGCCTACCAGCTCTATTAGGTGTCATAGGACTTGGTGATCCACTATTAATTAGTGCATCTATTTTTTGTTCTGCTTGGTCCATTTTTTCTTGCATTTCTTTATCTTTTCTTTCTTGTTCTACTCTTTTGTCTCTCATATCAGGATTTTCATATGATGCCTCATCCATACTACGAGGACCAGTGTATGCATCATCTACTTTCCTACCTTCTTCATAACCGTATTGTCTACCTACAATTCTTGATTCTCTTTGGCTTCTTCTAATATTTCTTTTATCTTGTCTAGCTTTTCGTCTAGCATACATAGCTGGATTATATTCATATAACTCTCTTTCAGCATCAGATTTTCCATCGCCACTTTCATTTTCTTCTATTAGTTTATCTGCCATAGTCTTATCTTCACCACTTACATTTTCTTCTGCGCCTGTGTTAGAGTTTGTAAAATTATCTTTAGTAGTAGTGTTTTGCCCATCATCGTCTACATCAAAAAATTGTTCTTTACCTTTTGTGTCAGCAGCTAAGTTAGCTCCGCGCACTCCAAATTTTACACCAACAGGTTCATTATGCAAAGGACTCATATTTCCTGGTGCTGGTAATTCGCCACGAGCTTTAGCTGACTCATCAGCTTTTTCTTGTCTTCTTTTTTGTTCTTGTGTATCTCTTTTACTAGGTCCTTCTATTATAGATTTAGGTCCAGATTTAGGTGAGAGCATTGGCGATACAAGTGATCCAGCTAGTTTTTGACCAATGCCAAATGGATCCATAGCTTTTATAGCTAAATCACCTACCATACCTGCTTTCCTTTTAACTTTATCAAGATAGCTTGGTTCATTTGAACTAACGCTAGGTCTTTCATTCATTTTCATGAATTTGTCGATGGTAGGAGTTTTACTTTGTTTTGAGCTTTTTAGTACCCTTACACCTCCTGCACCAATATCTTTACTAGCACTAAAGTCTTTAGGTTTTAATGTTTGTTTTGTCGCGCCAGTTTTTTCCACTACTTTTCCATATCCTTGTTTTAATGGTTCATTATGTAATGGTGATCTCATTTTAAATGCCATGTCCTCTAGTTTTATCTTTGTTTGCAAAATCTACAGCCTTAGCTGTAACTTTATAAATATATTTATTGTTATTGTTTAATGTTTTTGTAGGCATATCTTCTTCACCTAACATGATTCGGTACATACGTGCAATTAGCTGTTTACACTTTACGGATACTTTGTATATGTTATACTTTTGGGTTGTGCGGTTTCTTTCTCTCCACACTTTAATCCACCCTTCCTTTAACAACCTGTTCCAGCGTCTGTTGTCCCAGCTATAAGAGTACGTACCTTTTTTAAAATCATTTTTAGTAAAAAAATCTATAGCATCTAAATATATTAATAACTCTAAATCTGCTTCTTTTATATTGTAGGTTTTACAAGCCCACTTTCTAATAATACGATAATGCTTTAGTAATCCTATGTCTTTTAAAAAAATAGAATCAATTTTCATAATACTATTACTACATCCATCTCTTTTATTACTTTAAACTTCTGTGATTTTATTTCAATATTAAATCCAGCAGCTTTATCGTAATAAACTTCATCATGTTTTTTTAATACTTGTACATCAGAGCCAAGTTCTATTACTTTAGCTTTTCTATATCTAATGTCTTCTCTTTGTTTTTCACCTAATAATAAACCTCCTTTAGTTGTAGAGCTTGATTCATCAACAGGATCAATAACTATATATTTCCCAATTGCTTTCATACTCTAACATTGTTTATTACACAATCAGTACTCATTATAGTTGTAGCTACAGAAGCCGCGTTTTGTAACGCACTTTTAGTTACTAGTAAAGGATCTATTATTCCGGCTTTTACCATATCCACCGTATTTCCTGTAACCACGTCTAATCCTTTTCCTTCGACATTTGGAGTTTCATATTCTTCAACACCAGCGTTTTTAAGTATAATTTCAAATGGTTTTTTTATAGCACAATATAAAACTTCTTCACCTATGCTTTTTGGCTTTAGTTTTTGTGAAGCGTTTAATAAAGCTATACCACCACCAGATACTATACCTTCTTTAATCGCGGCTTTAGTAGCGCAAATAGCATCTTCAACTCTATCTTTTTTTTCTTTTAACTCTATATCAGAGTTTGCACCAACTTTTACTATAGCCATTTTAGCTTTTAACTTTGCTAATCTTTTTTCTATAATTAAATTTTTATTAGCATTATTTGATTTAGCAAGTTGATTATATAAATTACTTATTACTTCTTGAACTTTTTCATTAGTTGAAGTATCAACTTTTAATATAGTATGATGGTTGTTTGTAATAGATTTTTTACATTTACCTAGATGTTCTGGTTGTATAAGATCCATATCATCACCAAGCTCTTCATTAATTAAAGTAGCACCAGTAACTAAGCATAAATCAGTTAAAGTTTCTTTTTTATTTAAACCGTATGTAGGTGCATCAATAATATTAACTTTTATATTACCTTTTATTTTATTCATTGCTAATGCAGCGGATACTTGTGGATCTACATCAGCTATTAGTAATAAGCTTTTTTTGTTTTTAATAATATATTCTAATACGTTTTGAATTTTTCTTACGTTTTCTACTTTAGATTCTATTATTAAAACATATGGATTTTCTAGTTCAGAAGTACCTTTGTCTTTATTTGTTATAAAATGATGTGACTTTAACGATCCATTATATTCAAAACCTTCTATAAGTTCTACTAATGTTTCAGGTTCGTCATTTATTTCCATTATAACTACTCCTGTTTCATCTACTAATTTAAAAGCGTTAGATATTATGTCACCTAGTTCTTTGTCATTATTTGCAGATATAGTAGCTACTTGATCAATCTTTTTACCACTAATTTTTTTACTTTGTTTTTTTAGATATTTAATTACATTATCAACACCTAAATTAATACCTTCTTTTATATTCCTTAAAGTATCTAGCTCACTGTGTTTGTTAAACTCGTCTATTATAGCTTCAGCTAATACAGTTGCTGTAGTAGTTCCATCACCAGCGTCTTTGACTGTACGTTGTGCTGCTTGTTTAATTAGTGTAGATCCTATGTTTTCTAATGGATCTTGCAACGTTACAGAGTTAGCAACTGTAACTCCATCTTTTGTTATAACAGGATTACCATTTTTATCCTCAAGTATAACACATTTACCACTCGCGCCTAACGTTGAACTAACTGCGTTAGTCAACTTTTTAACGCCAGTTAAGACCTGACTTCTAGCACTATCGCCAAAAGCCAGTTCTTTAACTAACTTTATTTCTTCCATATTAAATTAAATTAAATTTTATTTTTTGTTATTCAAATGTTTTTACAACTTTTGGTCCGTTAGCAAATTCAAGCTTTTTAGTATAATGTTCTATTGAACTGTCTATTGCTTGCTCTGCGCCATCCATGGTTTCTCTCCTTGTTACATCGACCCAGTTTTCATCTAAGTCTTTATACTCGGTTTGATAGTATCCATTTGGTAGTTGTACAATTCTCCAATTGCTTTTGGTTGCTACATGCTTCCATAGTTCAATGGTCTTTTCATTTGGTTGTGGTGCACTAGTCCACGAGTTAGTGCGGGTATATAAAAACGTCATTGTATTTGGTTTTAAGTTAAACGTTGGTTGTTATTGATTATAAAAATGTAATGCTACACCTGCGCTAGTTGGTTGTTCACTAGTTGCTAAAAGTGCAGGTGGTGCAGCATCATAATCGGTTTCTCCTCTTGATAAAAGAACATTATTAAGTAAATTATCATTACCTGCTAAAGAAACGCCTTCAGTTTGAGATGAATATATAACTATATCATCACCAGCATTAAAAGTATAAGGAGCTAAAAATGTTATTGTATTTATACCTAATGAAACACTGTTTTTAGTTCCTAACAGTCTTCTATTACCACTACCGCCTAATGCACCTGTATATACTGCTATAGTAACACTTTCACCTTGACCTGCAACTGAGGTAACGAAAAAATCAACTTTATTTATAGCGCAATCTAGCTGAGAAACAGATTGTCTATATATTTGATTTGCACCAGCTACCTCATTTTCAGCTTCATAAATAGATAAAAATTGAAAACCTAAGTCACCAGCTGTACCAGTTCCTGTAGATGATATGGTTACTTGACCTGCTGAACCTGTAATTGTAGTAGTACCTGCACCTATTAACTGTATATCTTGAGGAGTACTTCCATCTGATAATCTTAAATTAGGATTTGTAGTTCCACTAACACCATAAGTATATGTGGTATCAGTAGTATAAGCAGGAACAGCCCATTTATTATCTATACTTAAAAATTTAGTAGTAGTATCTGCAGCCCCATTAATAGCTGATAAATCAGCAGTTACAGTTACTGCACCTGTAGTAGCAGCATTAGGTGTTAAATTAATATAATTTCCATCTGTAGTGGTAACTGAGTCTACACCTCCACCAGTAGCGCTAGCGTTAAGTGTTATAGTAGTATTACCTGCTTGATTAACTGTAAAAGTTCCACCTCCGGTTAAACCAGTTCCTGCTACAATTTCTATTTGACCATCTCCTGGAGTTGCAGAACTAGGTATTCTAACAGCTAATCTAGATGTATCTATTTCTACATTATCTATAGGATACCAAGTTCCATTAGGTGATTGACTTGGTATAGCGCTAGGTCCAGCTAATGCTGTAACACCTCCTTTTTTAACAGCAGTAGGAGGATTTAAAGTCCATGTTAAATTAGATGCTCCATCACCAGAAATTACCATGTTAGTATTTGCATCTACTAAAAAATTAGCTGTTGGCGATGCAGATGCTAGTATTTTTCCAGGATTACCAAAAATATTTTCAAAACATGGATTACCACCGCCTCCTCCAGAGCTAGGTAAAGTAGAAACTTTTACTTGTTTAGTTTTATTATTATCCTGTGAATCAGAAATAATAATCAAATCATTACCTACTGGCGCGCCTTTTGTTGGATACGTGTAGATTATAGCCATTACATTCTAGATTTCATGTGTCTTAAAACTTTCATAGCTCCCATGTGTGATAATGCATTACCCATTTGATCTATTACAGGTCCACCGTAAGTTAATTCTTTACTCATTTTATTTACACTACCTTTATAATGACCACCACTCATTTGAGGTCCTTCTTTTTTCTTACCATAGTTACCCATTTTAGACACTGCGTCAGGTTTCATTTTACCCATTGCTTCTTTTGCCATGTATCCTGCAGGATCTTTCATTTGACCTGCTGCTTTTTTACTTTTATAGTCCATTTTTTTGCTTTTTAAATTCCATATTTTTGCGCTTCATGTCCTCTTTGCGCTTTTTTCTTAGATCTTTTGCTTTTTCCACCTTTTGAGTAGTCAAAACCTTGATTTTGTCTAGGTTTATCACCTTTCATGCCTGTAAAATCTTGCGATCCTGTCTTAGGTTTGCTAGATTTTCTACCACCTGCCGCGTCTTTTGCAACAGGATTGTCCATTAATAGATTTTTTCGCTCTTGTTTTGCAGATTCTCTACCTGCTTGTCGTTTACCGCGTTCAGTTTCTCTAATTCCTCGTATTTGAGCTCTATTTTCTAGTCTTCCTAACACTCTGTCTGTCTTTGCTTGCTGTCTTCTAGCTACTCTACCCACTCTACCGCCTGATTTTGGCCTGCTTGAAATTAAATCGTGGTCAGCACTTCTAGCTCTTTCTACTGTTGCACGTACTTTTGAGATATTTTGAGTTAAATCACTGCCACCTAGATCAACTAAACCTTGCATTGGCTTAATACTAGTAGAAGCAGGGCCTTTTTTAACTTTAGTTTGTGTACCTGTTCCAGTAGATTTAGTTGGTTTTGTCTGAGTATTAGTTTTTTTATTATTATTTGTACTTGTTTTTTTATCTTTTTTATCTTTAGTAGCAGGTGGAGGAATAACTAAAGGATCAGGATTAAACGTAGTACCTAATTTACCTAAACCTGTAAAAGAACTAGCAAGCCCAGAACCTATACCACCGCCACCTATTCTAGGACTAATGGGAATACCTGTAACATTTTCATTTTTACCACCACCGGTACCAGAACTAGCACCAACATTACCACCTCCAGATTTTAGTATTCTTCTTCCATCACCACCAAACTGAACATTAGGATTTTGACCTTGCATGGCACCTTTTACAAATTTTGTGCCTTTTTCAGATATTTGACTACCTTTTATTTCAGATCCTTTTTGTTGACTTCTATGCCAACTGTCTAGTTTTTCATTATAAAGATTTCTATCCCCTTCATCAGTCATATCATAATCTGATGGATCAGGCTTAGGTGTGGTGTATAATGGCGACGATGCCATCATTCCAACTGCGTTTTTATTTTTTAGTTTATAACTTGCCATTTGTTTAAATATTTTTCGTACGTACTTAATTTAGTTAATTACAGGTAAATCACTATTTTTACTTTTTTACAGTGTGACATTTGCCTGTTATTCTACTAATCTAACTACCTATTGTCACTATTGGTATTAGATATATAGAAGTAAAGTACTTAACCCTAACCTACTGATAATCAATACGTTACGAAAACGAATTTTAGATTTACGGGCCCCCTGCGATCATTTTATATTTTTTTCATATATACGCATTTACGTTTAAAATTGACATTTTTGCTCAACGTTTTACGTTTTACAAACTAACTACGATGCATAATAGATAATATATATAAATAAACTTAATAACTTAATCTAATATAATGCTTATGAAAACTTTAAAAAATAACCTCAACTATATCACTGGAATATTTATCTTACTTATGTGGTCAGTAATATTCTACAATGTATTAACGTATGGAATTATTAACTACATTTCTTTTAATGGTATTTAATATACAGACTAAATACGTGCAACTAACGATAATAATAATAAATAAATGTTAAACTAATAAATATAACAACTATGTCAAATAATAATTTAACTACTAAAAGATTCGTAATTAGAAAGTCTCTAATTGGCGAAAACAAAGTGATAACTTTCACTAACAAAAAAGATCAAACTTTCACTTATGATCATGATGAAATTTACTCAACATTTCAAGAAAAGTTTGAAAGTATGCCTTGCTTTCAAGAGTATGGCTCATACACTAACTCTAATACAGTACCAAAATTCTGTAGAGATTTAAGTGAAGTTACTAAATAGTAACACATGACAATAGCTAGTTACTCTATATAGTCTAGCTAGCTAATGTCACACTTACTCGTAATTAATATTTAATTACATACAGTGAAGTATAGCACTATACCTATACACTACTAAACAATTTATAAACTATTTAACACCTTTTTAAAATGAATAAGTATCAAAAAAATATGCTCTGGTTTAACTTAGAAACTACCATAACTATTTCAGTAATGACTATATTATCAATCATAGTAATCATTGACTATTGTACAGTCTAAATACGATAACTCATAGATAATATAATAAAGTCGGTGTTGATCATCATACCTTAACGACTATAAATAATACGAGCATATGATGCCACCAAACTAATTTATTAACTTTTAAAAATACGCTTATGCCTTATAATCCTAATAATCCTAGCAATTGGTCATGGTCAAAAGCATTTGATGAAATGGCTAAAACAATAAGACAAGCTGAATATACTCAGCAAGTAGTAAATCACCTAGCCGGTTATCCTGGCAAGTCAGATGGTGAGTATGATAAACTAAGTAAAGACAAACAAGATAATCTTTACGTAATACTAAGTCAAATACTATGATACTACTAACAATACCACCAATAATAATATCACTATTTATTATTTACGATTTTATTTCTAATAACTAATACTATGATAAATGATTTTATATATGAGTTTGAGATTACTCTTCCGGATGGCGAAGTATGCTATCAGGTAAACAACTCACCTAAACTAACAAAAGAATTTGTAGACTTTTTAGAAGATATTCACATTGATATTTACCAATGCGTCTACAAAGTTTATAACACACAAAGTGAACTATATGAATAAACTAATATTTATTGTTGGTGTACTAAGTGGACTTAGTTGCCAACCTGACGGAACAAAAGTAGAACTAGCGATCGATTACATTGGCGATATGCAAGAGTGGGTGATCGAAGATCTTAACAGTGGTAGTATGGATAGTACTATAGCTGACTATTACTTACATCATTTAAGTACAACTGAAGAACTACTAATAGAGATCGCAGACTAAATACGATAAGCAGTAGATAATATATACAAACGTGTAATAATAATAATATGACAGAGAAAGAAATAAAAGCACTAGTACATGATACTAATATAACTCGCGAGATGACAGCCTCAAAAGTTAATGTAAGTACAAATCTATTAACAGCCATAATCTATGGTGACAAAAGTGTGAAGCTCATGATAAATGAGAAAGTTAAATCTCCTTATGGTTACACTAAAACAAATCTACTAAGATCTTATTTTGCAGTAGAACAAAAAGAATTTACATTTGACTATGTCAAATCAAAGGTAGATGAAGTGTATTCTACCTTTCCAAACGAACAAATACACGAGTTACTAAAAAAAGTAAATGAATACTTATGAAAGCTAAATTAATAAAATTCTGCTATGCAGCAGTCGAAGAAAAAATGTTAAAAATCTATGCAACTGTAATGACTACAATATTCTTTGCAGTATGGATACCAGCAATGGTTGCAGTAGTAAAAGAGATTATAAGAACATTTTTCTAAATGAAAGTAAAGACTACACGTCCTCACAAGTTAATTAAATTAACTCAGATCACTGAATATACTCCAGATGAAAAAGCCTTCTTCATCGATGAGTGTGAGGGCCGTGAAGTGTGGTCAACAGTAGAAGGTTTATACCAAAGAACCATAGAAATAATAGATAATGAATGAATTACAAGCTATAGAGGCTATAACAAAAGATATCTTAGCCGGATATTATGGTACTAAGCAAACAGCAGGTACTGAAACCCAAAAATGGCAATACGCTTACAACCAAGCAAGAAAGATTTACGATGGTGAGTTACTAATAGATCCTGATCACACCTGGTTTGATGATAATGGTGATATAAAATTTGAACAACTATGATACATGAAGAAGCATGGCGATCTATTGAAAAAGTAAGATGGCTGCAAGTAAGAGAGTTAAAAATTAAATATCCAAATGACGCTGATTTAGGTGCTAAAGTGCGTGAATTAGTAAATAAAACACCAGAAACTATATGAAAAAGATATTTATAGCAATTACTATATTATTGAGTAGCTGTGCAATGAAAAGAGATAGAATATATTATAGTAAAAATGTAGACAAATGTATTCATAACTTAAATGAAATGCAAAAGTGGCTACAAGAAGATTATGCAAATGGTGACATACCAAGGTATGTAGCTGATAACTATATGATCGTAATAATAAATACTAAATGTTCATTAGCTTTAAAATACAATAAAAAAGTAACTGACTGTACAGATTAATTACGATTACTAAAAGATAATATATATATATGAAAACAATTAAATTTTATCCAAGCAATAGGTCACTAATAAAATTAGATGGCAAAATGATTAAAGGTTACAAGTTAAACGATGTACCATACGAGAGAAATAGTTGGTTCAATTATAAAGGTTTAACATTTGTAATCGACTAGTCGAGCGACGGCTTGACGTGGACAGCGAGGTTCGGTGTCATATGTAAAAGTGATGAACTGTTCTAGACATGAGAGGTTCGAATCCTCTCTCTCGCTCTATGAAAGAAATAAAAGTAACTATGAAGGAAATATACGATGCTATGCGTCCTTCAATACAAAGAAATAAAAAGAAATATACTCGTAAAATTAAACACAAACAAAATACGAAGACTAATCGATAATATGTATATGAATACACATTGCAAATGCGGCGAAGAGCTGCACCCAGTTAGAATTAAGTACGGTTATAGTACATGTGTACCATGTTCTACCGTAGAGCGTTATGGTTGCGCTCCAGTTATCAACCATAAAACGGGTAATAGTATACAAATATTATCCAGAGCAGATGCAAAGCGCATCGCCAAACTAACACGCCGTAAAGGTTACGGCACAATGTTACGATAATATGAGCGTAAAACAATTACAAATTACCAAAAAACTACAAAACTTGTACTCTTGGACACAATTCTATCAAGAAGTTGGTAATAAAGAACAAATAAGAAAGTGTCAAACTGAGATCGCCCAGTTGAAAAAGGCGTATAATGAGACTAAAAATAAAAAATGAAAGATACTAACGCAATAGAAAAAGCACTTCAGCAAAAGATAAGCTCAGAGTGTAGACAAATAGTAGACAAATTTATAGTTGATGTAGAAAAACTATCAGACAAGTATGGTGGATCTATGTTCTATGATTTTGATAGTCAAAAAGATGGCCAATCATTTCATGTGCAAGGTACACATGGTGTAACTAATGTATTACATAGAATGTTACTAAATAATCATGGTAAACATATGCTAAAGTACAAATCACAAGAACTAATTAAAAAACTTGAACTAATATGACCGAGCAAGAAGTAATAGAAAAGATCTGTGATAGAATGGTTACAGTGCTTTATAACGAGCTAGACTACTATATGTTTGAAGAACTAGGTTATACCGAAACTAATGACAAGTATGTCGATGACGCTGACAAACTAATAACTAAAATAATTAACACACTAATAAAATGAGCGACAAAGAAGCATTACAAGAGGTAGTATTTATGGTAAATGACTATGTAAATGGTAACACCGGATACTATAAATCAAATGAGTTTATAGAAGATTTAACAACATTCTTAGAACAAAATGTAATACATTGCGCTATGGATAATAACTATAAATAATATGGGAAATATGAGTTATTGCAGGTTTGAAAACACTGCAAGAGATTTAAGAGACTGTGTACAAGCTATTAACAATGGTGAAACAGATGAACTAAATAATTATGAACTAGAAGGTCTTAGAGAAATATTACATTTAGCTCAAGAAATAATGGACGATCAAGAGTTTATACAAGAAATATTAGAAGATTATGAAGAAAACTATGAATGAACTAAGACAAACTAAAGAGTACCAAGGTATAGCTAATATACATACTACTGACGAGCCAAAGCATAAAGATATAGCAGGCGATGAGTTCATGCTTAAACAAGCTAAAGACTTGATAGTCAACAACTTACAAGATCAATTTTATGATATAATATTTCAAGCTGTAGCTGATGAGATGAGTAAAAATTATATGTTTAGACAAAATAATTACTTAACTGAAGCGGGCGAAGAACTATTTGAAGACGCTTGGCATGAGTGGTATCGTGAACAACATAGTGATATATTATACAGAGTATTACAAACACTAGAGCCTTAATTACAAACTAAATACGAACACTACAGGATAATAATAATATGAAAAAATTTAATAAAATGGAGTCTAATCTTATATGTGATTCACTTGACTATTACGTTGCTCACTTAGAAGCTGAAATAAAAGCTATAGAAGAAAGCGGCAGAACATCTATATTTGCACCTGGGTTTTACCCAATGATAAAAGATGAGCTAGTCAATAAAATCAAACAAGATATGACTAAAAAACAAAGA